ACTAGGCAATTCAACACGCGATTACTTCAACAAACCCACTACATTTACGCAACGTGGATTCTTTGTAGAGAAAGCAACTAAGGCAACACTTACTGCAATTGTTGGTGCAGACGAGAAGCGCGGTAAGTACTTGCGCACCCAGATAGCAGGCGGGCAGCGTGGCACCAAGCCATTCGAGCGGCGTATCGGTACCAGTCAGTTAGTACCTGGTGCTATCAAGACCAACGCATCAGGCAACGTAACCAAAGCAGCAATCGTTAAGCTGACTACTGCAACTTCTAAGACTGGCAAGGGTTCGACATTCATCGGCATACCCAAAGGCGGCAACAGACCATTTGGCTTATACGAACGCCAAGGCAAGGGAGGCAAAGAAGTATTGATTCCTAGATTCCTACAAGCAAGACCGCAATACAACAGCAGGTTTCCTATTGTTAATATTGTTTCAAAAACTGTGAATAATAAATATAATTATTATTTTATTAATGCGTTAGAAAAAGCAATTGCATCCGCGCGCTAATGTTAACGGGTCCCTTTTGCTAGGTTGTGTGTGGGTCATTCAACGGCTCGCTTTTTATCTAGCGGTAGACTTTTGAAACCGCCCTATTGAAAACCGCTCGCAAAAACGCATGACGATTGACCCAGGGCTCACAATCACGATGGCTAAGCGTATTGAGCTGTGGCCGGTAGATCGATTGAAGCCTTATGAGCGCAACGCTAGGACTCACAGCACAGAGCAGGTGGCGCAGATAGCAGCGTCGATTGTGGAGTTTGGATTTACCAACCCAATCCTTGTTGACAGCAACGACGGAATTATTGCGGGCCATGGCAGGCTGACGGCTGCGCAGGAGTTGGGGCTAAAGACAGTGCCGGTGGTAGTGCTTGATCATCTAAGCGACCGGCAACGGAAGGCGTACATCATTGCCGATAATCAACTGGCGTTAAACGCTGGCTGGGATACTGACCTTTTGCGGGCTGAGCTGCAAGACCTGGCTGAGCAGGACTTTGACCTAAGCTTGATTGGGTTTAGCGATGACGAGCTGGCGGACCTGTTGCCGGAGATTGAGGCACTAGCGCCTGAGGAGCTAGGAGACCCGGATGACGTGCCAGAGCCACCAACTGATCCAGCCAGCAAGCCGGGTGATGTGTGGCTGCTGGGGAAGCATCGGGTTATGTGCGGGGATAGCACCACCATCACAGATGTTGAACGACTGATGGATGGCGCGAAGGCTGCGCTAATGCACGCAGATCCGCCCTATGGAATGGGCAAAGAAAAAGACGGCGTAGAAAATGACAACCTTCGCAACGACAACTTGGACTCTTTCCAGATGGAGTGGTGGGCAACGCTCCGTCCGTTCCTGCTAGATAACGCCAGCGCCTACATCTGGGGCAACGCGCCAGAGCTGTGGCGGCTTTGGTACAACGCAGGGCTTGGCAATAGCGAAAAGCTGGAACTGCGGAACCAAATCATTTGGGATAAGAAGGCAATCCCAGGCATGGCGTCGCCAGACCTGACGCAGTTTCCGGTCGCCACCGAGCATTGCCTGTTCTTCCAACTTGGCAACCAGTTCCGCGGCAACGTCAACGCAGATGACTTCCCGGAGACATGGGAGCCGTTGCGGTCCTACATGGAAGGCGAAGCCAAGGCCGCGCAAATTGGATCCGCTGAGATCAAGTCCCTGTGCGGTGTGCAGATGTACAGCCACTGGTTCACCCGCTCACAGTTCAACCTGATCCCTGAGAAGTATTACGCCACCCTGCAGGCGGCTTATGTGGGCCGATTCATTCGCCCCTGGCGCCAGCTCAAGGCAGAGTGGGACAAGGTGAAAGGCGGACCGACCAGCGAGATCCAAGGCGCCCGCAGCTACTTCGACAACGCGCATGACGTGATGCGCGACGTGTGGGAGTTCTCGCGGGTGACAGGCGAAGAGCGCCACGGCCACGCGACACCCAAACCGGTAGCAATGATGGAACGAGTGATGAAGTCAAGCCTGCCCAGCGGCGGTCTGTGCGTTGAGCCGTTTGGCGGTAGCGGCAGCACTTTGATTGGCGCAGAGAAAGCTGGGCGCGTTTGCTACACGATGGAGCTAACGCCTGCTTACGTGGACGTGATTGTGAAACGCTGGCAGCAATTCACGGGCAAGACCGCAACGCTGGAAGCAACCGGCGAATTGTTTCCAGGTGACGCATGAACCTGCTGGACTACGCCAAGGATCGGGGCGTTGAATACACGCAGCTCAGCAAGTGGGCAGGGCAGGGGCGGTTCAGGAGTGATGCACTGCGCAAAGAAAAACGCAACTGGGTGGTGGCGGATCCGCTAGAGCTGGACCGGCAAGTGGCTGCGGCTAAAAGTCCAGACCGTGGGGGGCGGGGCGGGGCGCCGTCAATTGATCAGGCGCTGGCGCAGCAGCAAAACCAGGCAGCGGCGATCCCATCGTTTGCGCAGTCGAGGGCAATCCGGGAGGCGTATGCGGCGCGGCTTACGCGGCTTGAGTATGACCAGCGCAGTGCGCGACTAGTGGACAAAAACGAATTAAAAATGAGGCTGGTTAAGTTGCATATGGGAGTACGCGATGCGCTGCGCACCATCCCAGACCGTGTGGCGCCTATCGTAGCAGCAGAAATCGATCAAGCAAAGATCCACGCAATGCTGCTAAAGGAGATTGGACAGGCGCTGGAGGGTTTAAGTAATGCCATCAGCAATTGATGATTTATTGCAAGCTTGTTGCGATGCGATGCAGTTTGAAGCGGACTTGACGGTTAGTCAATGGGCCGATGAGCATCGGGTGTTATCTGGGAAAGCATCAGCGGAGCCAGGCCCTTGGCGCACTGATAGAACTCCATATTTGCAAGAGGTGATGGATTGCTTAAGCACCACAAATACCATTCAGCGTGTTGTACTAATGGCCGGGGCACAACTTGGCAAGACTGAAGCAGGCAGCAATTGGCTGGGTTATGTAATTGCTCACGCGCCTGGTCCCATGCTTATGGTGCAACCTACCGTTGATATGGCGCGACGATTAAGCAAACAACGGCTTGAAAGTTTAATTACTGACACGCCATGCCTAGCAGAACGAATTGCACCAGCTCGAAGTAGAGATAGCGGCAACACAATGTTTAGTAAAGATTTCCCAGGCGGAATGATGATCTTAACCGGGGCAAATAGTGCAACGGGGTTACGTTCTGCTCCATGCCGATACATTTTTTTAGACGAAGTTGATGCCTTCCCGACTGATGTAGATGGGGAAGGCGACCCGGTAACACTTGCTGAACGGCGAAGCACTACGTTTAGCAGGCGAAAAATTTTTATGACTTCAACCCCAACGGTAAAAGATTTTAGTCGTATTGAATCTGAATTTTTACTAAGTGATCAGCGGCGATTTTTTGTACCGTGTCCGCACTGCCGCGAGATGCAATGGCTGAAATGGGCACAATTAAAATGGGAAAATAATGATCCAAGCACTGTGCAATATGAATGTGAACATTGCGGGCAAAGATTTAATGAATCACATAAAACCGAAATGCTAACAGCAGGACAATGGAAACCAACGGCACCAAGCGATGGTAAAACCGCAGGCTTCCAAATCTCATCGCTTTACAGCCCATTAGGTTGGAAGAATTGGGAAGAAATTGTTGAAGATTTTTTACGCAGTAAAGCTGACGCTCCACGGTTAAAGACATGGGTAAATACTGTTTTAGGCGAAAGCTGGGAAGAAGATTATGCAAGTAAAGTTAGCGCGTCGATACTGCTTGAACGTTGCGAGCATTATGCCGCAGGCAAAGTTCCAGAGCGTGGCGTATCAGTTACGATTGGCGTTGACGTGCAGGACAACCGGCTGGCAATAAGTGTATGGGCTTGGGGCAGGGAAGAAGAAGGCTGGTTAATTGACCACCAAGAAATTTTTGGTGACCCAAGCGGCTTAGATTTATGGAAACAACTTGATCTATTAGTTTTAAATAAATGGGAATGCGAAACTGGAGGCAGCCTCCGGGCTGACGTGATAGCTATTGACTCAGGCGGGCATTTTACATCTGAAGTGTATCAATACGCTCGGGAGCGTTCAGCCTCAGGTGTTATTGCAATAAAAGGACAAAGCCAACGGGCCAAACCACCGATTGGTAAACCTACAAAAGTGGACATCAATGCAAAAGGGAAAACGTTAAAACGTGGCGCCTCAGTTTATCCCGTAGGCAGTGACACTATTAAGACAACTTTATTTGGCAGGCTTAAGCATAACGAACCTGGCCCTGGGTACCTTCATTTTCACGCGCAAACTGGTGATGAATATTTTCAGCAACTAACAGCAGAAAAGCAAGCATTGCGTTATGTTAAAGGTTTTCCGGTGCGTGAATGGGTAAAGAAATCAAGCGCACGTAATGAAGCGTTGGACTGCCTTGTTTATGCTTATGCAGGGTTAAACCGCTTGTATCAGTATTATGACCGCCGCACAATATGGGACCAACTAGAGAAACGCTTGGAAAAAGGCGAGCCGGCGATGCTAAGATCAAGAAAGCAAGCGACTGCTAATGCCGCGTCTGCGTTTGTCACCAACTGGTAAGCCGTGAAAATCCCAGCACAAATCAGGGCAGGCGACACCATCAAATGGCGGGATGATGCTGGCGTTGATAATTTAGGCAACACCATTAGCAGCGACACATGGACGCTCACTTATTTCTTGCGCACTAATACTGCAAGCGAAGGCGCCACGGTTGTTGGCACTGCTTACGGCACAGGGTGGGAGTTTACAATATCTGCTGCTACCAGCGCTGGCTTTGATGCAGGCGATTGGTACTGGCAAGCGATTGCGACTTATAGCACCGAGAAGGTAACGCTAGGTGCAGGCCAGCTTGAGGTGCTTAAAGCACTGAGCTACACCGGCAGCCCAGGCGCTCTTGATGGTAGGACGCAAGCAGAGACTGACCTAACAGCAGTACAAACGGCGATACGGGCTATTGTCGCTGGCGGTGCTAAGCAATATAGTATCGGCAACCGAGCATTTACTAAGCTGGACCTTAGCGAACTTATGGAACGTGAAAGCAGATTGAAAGCCGAAGTAAAACGCGAGCAAAAGGCGCAGCTTATTGCTAATGGCTTAGGTAATCCCCACAATTTATTCGTGAGGTTCTGATGGGATTACGCACAGAGCTATTTAAAAAGTTTGGGTTTGAGCCAATACGTAAACCGCAGCAGCGCGCATACCAAGGCGCAAGGATGAGCAGGCTTACAGCAGACTGGATTACCAGCGGAACCAGCGCTGATAGTGAAATCAAATCTAGCTTCAAGGCATTACGTAATCGCGCTAGGCAGTTGTGCCGGGACAATGATTACGCAAGGCAAGCTTTACGCGTAATACAAAACAACGTTATCGGCCACGGCATCAAGCATCAAGGCCAAGTAAGGATGCAACGCGGCGGCAAACTAGACCAAACAATTAACGGGCAGATTCATGAAGCATGGGAATACTGGAGCAATAAAAACCGCTGTGATGTAAGCGGCATTTTAGGTTTCCATGACCTTGAGCGCTTGATATGCAGAAGTCTTGCTGAAAGTGGCGAGGTATTTATTAGGATGATTCGCCAACCATTTGGAGATAGCAAGATTCCGTTTGCATTGCAGGTGCTGGAATCTGACTATCTGGTTGATGATGAAGTACCGCAACCGGCAGAAGGAAATATTGTGCGGATGGGTATTGAAGTTAATAGTTACCTAAGGCCGCAAGCGTACCACTTCTACGCAAACCACCCAGGCGATACTTATGCCGGCAATACTCGCACTAATGGCAAGAAGATACGCATACCAGCAGAAGAAATAATACATTTGTTTTTGCCAGAACGCCCAGGCCAAACCCGTGGCGTTACGTGGTTTGCATCTGCCTTAATGCGTATGCACATGTTGCAAGGCTACGAGGAGGCTGAGGTTGTACGGGCAAGAGCTAGCAGCGCATTGATGGGCTTTATATCAAGCCCCGAAGGCGAG